CAGCTAACTCCACCTCTATCTTGGTCAGTCTTTTTTCATCGTTATCTAACCTGTCAGTCAGCTTTTTAATCATCCAGCCTATAACAGCTAGAATAACACCAAGAGCAGTATCAAGAAAGTGGGAGAGTTGTTCGGTCATTGTGTTATAAATCGAAAGCTATTGTCATCCCTGTTTTCATGTGGATTTGTCCGTCTGGCTCAATTCGTAATACTTCCTGCCTGTTAGTACCGTTATCATTTATTGAACTTATGGATAAAAACCCAGTATTAGAAACTATATTATAAGTTCCTGAATTGGTAGGAGCTACAGTATCATTCAATTGTACGGTGGTTGATGGACCTTTTACTACTAGCACTGATGTGTCTGTTGCTGTTGATGAAGTATTTTCTACAGTTAATATATGACTCGATCCATTTCCTGTTACTGCCAGTTCACTAGAACCTAAAGTAGTAGCTTGGTTTCCTATTTGAACATTTCCGTCCATTTTAATTTTAGGAGAACTACTTGAACTATTAGCTAGTATACCTATTCCTATAGTGCCTTGTGTGTCATTAACATTAAGCAATGTCTCGGTAGAACTTATCTTAGCAGGTGTAATAGCGTTATCTGCTATTGTCAGAGTAGTAGAACCTGTAACATCTCCTGTGTGTGTGGCATTAGTAACCTTAGCTGTATTTGCCTGAACATCCGTATTATCAGATACTGCAGTATCAAAGCCTGTAATGTTAGAAGCTGTGTGAGTGTGTGAAGCAGCAGCGAAGTCGCTTGTATCAGATGCAGCAGCTGTACCTAATGTAGGTTTATTCTGAATGAAAGCATCACTACCTGAATCTGCCTCAGTCCAATTAGCTTGTACATTATCTTCTCCACCAGCAGTCCCATTAGAAGCTGCTGTAATTCTTCCTTGTTGGTCTACTGTTATATTAGCATTAGTATAAGCAGCAGGAGTAACAGCAGTGTGTGCAAGTTTATCAGCAGTAACTGCATCATCAGCAATGTTAGCTGTATCTATTGGACCACCTGCAACACCTGTAGCTAGAGTAGCAGCAATCTCAGCATCAACATAAGACTTATTAGTTGCATCCGTGGAAGCAGAAGGAGTACCTAGACCTGTAATCTTATTACTTCCCATTGCTAACTCACCACTCATAGAGTCTCCAGTCTTATTGACTTGGTCAGCATCTCCAGCATCCACATAAGTTTTATTGGTTAAGTCATTACCTGTAGAAGGAGTAGCAGAGGAAGTAACTTTATTACTGCCCATGCCTAGATCACCTGTCATTGTATCCCCTGCCTTAGCTACCTTCAAAGCGTCACCAGCAATCCTGGCAGTCTCTTCAGCATCTACATCTGCAATCCTAGCTGTTCTTTCAGTAGTAATCTCAGTGTCCACATAGTTCTTAGTGGCAGCATCCTGTGCAGCAGTAGGATCAGCTAGGTCAACTATCTTAGCTAAGTCAGCTTCAAAGTTACCAGCAGAGTTCTTAGTCATTACATTCTTACCGCTGCCTTCCTCAATCTCTTCATTAAGATATAGGTTATGCAAGTAAGCACGGTCTAGTTCTACTTCAGTAAGTACACTACCGTTTTCAAAGTCTACTAGAGCTGTTTCAGATGCACTGTCTCTTTTAATTCTTATCCTGTCTCCAGTAGCGGGTGCAGTAACAAATATGATAGCTTTAGATGGAGAAGTCTGTATGGTGTAGTCATCAACTATTGTCTTAGTAACAAAAGCACCGCCTGATACGCTGGCTTGATCTACTTGTACTACAATGTGAGAGTCATCAAGATAAGGAAAAGAGAAAGCAAAAGAGGTAGTCGTATTGTCCCCTGTGTAGTCTACGAATGTATTAGCCATAGTAATCTATTATTAATTTGTTTGTGATAAAAGTTCAAGCACTTAGTCAATGCGTTGTAATTGTGGGTTAGCTTGCAGTAGTTCTTCTAAATCATTTCTATTTAAAACTTCTTCAACTGACACAGGTCTACCTGTTATAATTGATTTACCTTTAGCTGTATCAATTACTTGTTGTAATGTTTTGTGTGGACCATATTTGTTATATTCAGCAGTTCCTGCTTTATTTTCTTCTTCGCTTATAAATTCTTTCATTAAGGTTTTATTTTTTATCATGTTCCTAGCTGCTCGTTCATAAGCTTTTCTAAACTTTGTGTTTAAAACTTGTAAAGCAGGATTTGCAACAGAAGTTATATCTACTGTGCCTGTTCTTCTTTCAGAACCTTTCTTCCATCTTTGTTGCCAGTTTTTATTTTTTATAGTCTCTAATATAGTTTTTTCTAATCCTGATTTTTTTACTTCTTGATTAAATCTGTAATGTAAAGACACACCGTTATTATCTACAAACTTGTACATATCTATTCCGCTATAATCACTAATAGGAAATTGAGTTGGAGGTTTAATAAGTTGTCCTTCACCCTCAATATCTTTTTTATATACTATATCAAAAGCATTTAACTCTTGCGATCTATCTGGTGCCCATCTAATAAAAGTGTTCAACCAAGTCTTAGGAGATTGCATATCGTTTCCAAAGTGATCCGTCTTTTTATTACCTGTTGGATTGTGACCTACTGCTCTATAAGCTGTTCTATCTTGCCAAGACCCTCCTTTAAGTTCTTCTACGCTTCCTTTTTCAAAATGCAATTTCATTATTTTATTTATTTGAGAAGGCACTAAACCAAAAGAACCTAACCAATCAGCGATAACAGAATTTATCTGTTCACTTTCCCCTGTAGCTATTTTCTGTAAAGATTTTATACCACCTGCTACAGGCACTTCTTTAAAAAGTTCTGACATTGACCTTATAATAAAACCTACAGCATTTTGATTTTTTGTTAAAATAGGCTTTCCTTCTTCATCTGTAAACTCTTTCATTTCACTGTACATTCCGAAGTCTGCACCAATAGCAAAAGCTATAGATAAAGGAAAAAACTCTCTATATCCCCATCCTTCTATTGTGTTAGCTTTGGCTTTAGGATTTTTATGTTGAAACTTTTTACGCTGCTCAGGTGTCATCCAAGCTAAAGTACCTACAGCTACACCTGCTGCACCCATTCCATAACCTGTTATCATCATGCCACTACCCATTAAAGTATCTGTTATAGCATCTCGGTGGTAAGCTATCCTTCTTCCTTTTAACTCTTTTATTTTTTGTTCTAGTTCCTCTTTTTCTTTTTGTAGTTCTTCTCTTCTTTGAGGTGTAGTTTCTTCGTGTGCTATGTAATTATCTTTATCCCTAATTTGTCCCTCTACTTTTTTTATTCTATGGTTATAAGGATTCCTAGCTGCTTGTGCTGCTGGTATAATAGGAACTCCCACTCGTATAGAACGACCTGCACCTCTAGCTACCACTGTCATTATAGGAGCAAGTAGATGTATAAATGTTCCAATAGCTGGATTATCTTTTAATAATTTTAATTCTTTGACAAATTTTAATACCTTATCAGAAATAGGTTGTGCTATCTCGCTTGGGTCTAAATTAGCGACATTAGAATCAAACAGTAGTTCTTTGTTGATAGTATCGGTAGCGGTAGCGTTAACACCTTCTTGGCTTAGTATTTCAATGCCTCTATCCTTAGTCCATTTTTGTTTGTAAAGATCAGCAGCTAATTCGGCTGCTTTTTCAGGATCATTAGGTATAGCATCAAAAGCATCCTTCCACGCTTCAGCCATTAACTCCGACCTTAATAACTGTCTCCTAAAAAGTTCATCTATAGGCATTATGCCTCGCAGAGGTAACTTCATAAATTCATTGAACATTTTACCAATAGGCAAACGAGCAAAAATATGTTGCACACCTTTTATGTCTTCTCCTTTTAAACGCTTTCTTCTAGCTAATTCTTCGGCTGCTTCAAACAACTTCTCAGGGTCTCCTAGTGAAATATCTCCAGTTAATCTGTTTGCTCCTGCTGCACCTGTTGCACTTTCTAAATTTTTAGCAGTCATAGCGACAGCTCTACCTGTCCCTTTCCAATTCCTCAAACCTTCTGCGAGACCGTGACCGTTGGCTATTAAAACTTGTAAAGCACTTATCTGAGTACCTCTATAGTTTTTAGTACTCATCAAATTAGCTATTGGTTCAGTCCCTAGTTTAGCGAACTGTTTAAATGTACTCGCAATACCACCTAAAGCACTGGCTAAAACAGAACTTGTCTGCCATATCATAGAGTACACTCTGTTGTTTCCCCAACCTTTAAAGAACCTAGAAAGTTTAGTTTCTACATCTCTTTGTGCTGCAAGCATTGCTTGTTTACGCACTGACTCATATATCCTTTCTTCTCTAAAAGAATCTTGAGCAGCGTCTATATCTTTCAGCTTATCACGCATTCTTTTATCGGAGTCTCGTATTTCTTGTTTGATCTTATCCGTACTTCTGACTTTCTGTGGACCAGTAGGTTTAGGTGCTAAGTGTGCTCTCATCTCAGACACTATACCTCTACCTTCCATCTCAGCTCTTTTAGCCAACTCTTCTTTAAGTTGTTTTTTCTTTAAAGCCTCAGCCTCTAACTCATCGTAGAACTTAATCTTTTGTTGCGTCTCTACTAATACAGGATCAGTTTCTTCTATGTTTCTTCCTGCTTTTTCCGCTGCTCTTCTATCTAAATCTGTATCATCAGCAAAGCGTTCTCTTCTTTCATCTAGCCTTTTCTGTGCTATAGCTCTTCTTTTACGGATAGATTCTAACATCTTAGCTTCTTGATAAGCTTCGTCCATTTCTAACCTGGCTCTGTCAATCTCATCAACACGCTTACGCATGTTGCTTCTAAGGAAAGCGATGTCTTTATCTAAAGCAGCTATTACACCTTTAGCCTTTTTAGGACCAGTAGGTTTAGGAGTTACTTCTGCTCGTTGAGCACCTAACGGTCCTGTCTCTAATTTTAAAAGCCTATCTCTTTCAGCTAATTTCTTTTTGAGAGTTATGATCTGTCTTCTAGCTTCTTTATAAAAAGCTATTTTATCTTCTTTTTCCTTAACCCTTGGGTCTTTATCTTTAGGTTTCTTAACATCTGGTTCGACAGGTTCTTTAGCAAAAGATGATCTTAACTCTTCGAGTTCTTCATCTAGCTTAGTAAGTTGTTTATTTATTTCAGCCTCAGCTTTGGCAGCTTGGAACTCATCTGTTATTTCAATAGCGGCTTTATCTATTTCTTTTACTCTACTCCTTATATTCTTCTTTAAGAAGTTTATATCTTTATTAACTTTCTCTAACTCACCTGGAACTTTAGCAGGTCCTTTAGGTTTGGTTATCTCAGCTCGCTGCTGTCCTAGTGGACCTGTTTCTACTTTAAGTAGTCTAGCTCGTTCTTTTAACGCTGCCTCTAACTTTAAAGCGTCTGCTTCATTAGCTTCGTGAAATTTTATTCTATTCTTTAAATCTTCTATCTCAGCGTCAGCTTCTGTTTTCTTAGGCTTATCTTTAGGACGAATCTTTTCAATATCACCAAATCTTTTTTGAAGTTCTTTAAGACGCTTTTCTAACTGTGCTTTCTGTTTAGCTTGTGCTTTAGCTACTTTCTTAGGGTCTTGTAAAGATATGTCAGACTCGACTAATTGTTTCTGTAGTAATTTCTTAGTCCTGTTGTTTACCTGTCTGATCTTAGCTAAGTATGAACCAACTTCTTTTTTATTAGCCCAATCAGGAGCAGGACCAACTTCTTGTTTTATCTTTGCTAGGTCTCCCTCTTCAAGTAACTCTAAATATGTTTCAAGTTTAGCTTCTTCTTGTGCGATCTGCTTGGCTTCTCGTTTACCTGTAGCGTAAAAGTTTAACCTATTCTGTATGTCTATCTCTTCTTGAGACTTCTCCTTACCTTTCTTAGCTTTCTGCTCTGGTCTTAATCCTGCAAATTCTTCCTGTGCTTCTCGAAGTTTCTTTTGTAACCTAGATATTATAACTTCTTGCGGTATCTCTTTAGGTTCTTTTTCAGTGGCTTCTCTTAGTTTGTTTTTAAAATCTTGAGTAGCTTGTCGATCAAGTTCTTGTCCTAATCTTTTAAACCTAGGTCTTACATCTAGAGCACCTTGTATATTTTTAAACAGATCAACATCAGCTTCGTTCTCGATTGTTTGTCTTAATGACTTTTCTACATCACTCCAAGCATCGCTTTCAGCTCCTGCTCGTTCACTGAGAACTGTTTGATAGTTATATTTAGCTGCGTCTTGTCTATGTGATTGCAAACCTCGACCTACTAAAGTAGCTAGTGGGTCACTAACTTTTTGATTTAACTTTCTTAAAAATACAACTTCATCTAAAGCAATTTGTAAAGCCCTAATATCTTTGTTACCACTTTCTCTGAAAGTATGTATAGCTTTTGTAAATATAGAAATAGAATTATCGTAAAGTTTTTTGCCTTCTCGAATAATATTAGCACCTTCAATAGTTGGTACATCTCCTCCTGAAAAAGCTGCTTTAGTTCTGTCTATTAAACTTTGTAAAGCAGTGTCTCTTTTTAAAACTTTAGGTTTGGGTGCTTCAGGTTTCTTAGGTTCTTCAACAACCTCAGGTTCTTTAGCTTCTACCTCCTCATCTTTAACAGGAGTAGGTTCAATATCTTCAGGTACTTTTTCAACAGGAGTAGCAGGTTCTTCAACAACTTCTTCTTCTACCTTTACTTCAGGTTCTTCTACAGGTTGTCTTTCCTTAGGTACTTCTAAATCTTCTTCTGTGTACTCTCTTAGATTTTCATCAGGTGCATCTAACTCTTCTTCTGTTAAAGTTTGTTCTTCTTCTATAGGTTTTGGGTTAGTTTCTGCTTCGTCAACCCTAGCATTCTCTTCTTGTATCTCCTCTTTAAGCTGCTGGTTTAACTGTTTGGCTTCTTCTACCTGCTTTTTCTTTTTCTTTAAAGCAGCTATTTTAGCGTTCTTTTCTTTAATGTTTGTAAATATACCTACATCAGCAGCTGTAGCTTGTATCTCTTTATTGATGTCATCTATTTGCTTAACTAAATCACCATCCATTAAGTCGGTGAGTTTAACAGCTTCAGCTCTACCTGCCTTACCTTTGGTCCTCCAGTAACTGAACAATCCAACACCTCCATGTAAAGCTGTATTTAAAGTTGCCCCTACTCCTGCGGACACTAATAAATCCCTGTAGACACCTTCTTTTACATTCCCTGCTTCATCGAACAATTCTTCTTCTTGTAGCAGTCCAGAAACTGATTGCCTAAAAGCAGACTCTAGTAAACCTATAGCAGCACCGCTAACAAGCTTCTCTCCTCCTTTAGTTATAATATTCCTGTAAGCAAATTTACTTCCTGTTTTTGGTTGTAGAAATTTAAACACAGGCAATCCATCTACGAACTTAACAACAGGACTAGCGTTAAAAACACCAGCAGCCATTACTTCTGAAATCTTAAATTTTTTCTGTGATTTGTAATGTAACTGTATCTTTTGGTTGGCTACATTAGATAATCCTCCAAGTATTACTTCTCCTGCACCTAACCCTAATAGACCTAAAGGAGTAGCTTTTAAACCTCTAGTAGCCTTGGCTGCTGCCTTTGCCCTGTTTAACCATTTAAGATACGCAATATTACCAGCGATAGGAGTAGTAAGTTCTACACCAGTTCCTAAAGCTAAACCAAACCACTGCTCACTTGTAAACTCTTCGCCACTTTCTTGTTGCTCTGTTGTAAGCTGAGGGTTTTGATCAAGAAGTTCATTTACCATTATATCTCCTGCATCTTCATACGGAGCAGGTAATCTTTCTTCTAATGGTACTGTAGATTCGTCTGGTTCTTCTTTAGGTTGAGGTTTACTATCACCGTATCTACTCTTTCTTAACTCTTCAAAAGTTG